AATCTCCCATCAATAACATACAAAGATGCGAATGGCGATAATAAAACGATTGCTAATCCTAGTGCGTACTTTGGTCTATATACAAATACATATGATGATTCAAATCCAGCATTCTTGGCAGACTATGATGATTTAAAAACAAAAATATCAGAGTTGTTTCCAAGTGTAACAGCAGGTGTAGCCAATGCAAACATGGGCAACACAACAAACGGAACGCTTCAAATATCGATTAGAGCAGCCCAATTTTATATAGATAGAGGTACGGTATTAAAATGAGTAATAAGGAAATTTAATTATGGCAGATAGCACATTAGTACAAAGTAAGAATAAAATAGAGTCAGAAATGACAAATCCTATTCTTGCAAAGTTGGGCAATATCTATAAAGCAATTGTCATTGTAAAAACAGAAGCAGGTGAATCTTTGATTGACCCAACAGGTCAAGGCAGAGTATGTGCTTATATTCCATCACTCGGTATGGATCCTGAACAGCCTAGAATATTTACCCACGCAAAAACTGGCTCTATGTTTCATGTTCCTGATAAGACAGGTATGGAAATTCTTGTATTCTTTGCAGGCGATGGTGACTCAGATGATTCCTATTGGTTTGCAACAGTGTCAGATACAGTAGATATAGTTGCTGGTGGTATTAAAGGAAATCCAAAGGTTGATGGTTCTGGCATAGGTGAAGGTGCATTTGCAGAAACGGCTGTTTTGAAAGATATAGTTGATGCAGATGAGGCTGAATTGGACGGTTCAGAAATTACTAACTCCGCATTTAATAGAATTTTAGGCGCACAAGGAACATTTAGTGATGACCTTAGGGGTCCAACATTTACGAGTCCTCGCAGAGATGGTGGATATATAAACAGCAACGGCGAACAATCAACCCAACACTCTAAAGTTTACGGTATGAAAACATCTGGCGGTTCATCTATATCAATAGATGACGGAAGTATAGCAGATGACGGTACTTTATATCCTGAACAAATAAAAATAACAACATCGTCAGGTGCTGGAGTTACATTAGATGGCGGTAATGATTTTATTTACATTGTTAACAGTTCTGGCTCTGGCTGGGTAGAGATTGGAGCAGGCGGTGAAGTGAATGTGTATGCTAAAGGTTCACTGAATATGAGAACTCAGAAAGACTTTAATTTACGTGCAGACAAAAATATTAATATCGAAGCAGGAGAAAATATTAATATGCGTAGTGTTAAAACTACTAAGATTAATACAAACGAAGAATTACATTTACGAAGTAAGGGCAATCAATTTCATCAAAGTGAAGCAGGAATGAATATTAATGTTGGAGTTAATTGCATAGTAACTACAGGCAAAAATCTAGAGTTGAATGGTCCATTAGCACCAACATCAGAACTTATTTTGTTAACACCTAATGGCAAACCAGATATTGATGAAAACTTAGAATCAATAATACTTAAAGAAACAATTGTATCTGAAATGCCATCACATGAACCATGTACTAGACCTCATGCTAAAATATTAACAACAAGCGACTTTGCAGTTTCACAAGCAAGTGTAGAAGGTTTAAAGAATTCAGGAATACAAAAATGATATATGATAAACGACAAGGCTCATTGCTAAATTATATCCAAATGCCATTAAATGTTATAACAGATATTGGTACATTCTTGGGCATAGATTATCATGAAAATGGAAATCCAAACTACATTCTATCTCACATAAGAGTTGACCTGAATAATGTGAAAGATTTAACATTTTCGTCTGTAAGTAAAGACGCAATTATATTAGATAATGAACCCACTACTACAGTTGTCAGTAACATAGTAGGGTACAAATATAATATTTCAGATACAGAAGTCGAGTATGGCTATATTACTGCGGCCTCTACTCGGGTGGATATATCGACAAATAAGATAACGCTTGGTGCGGCGCAATTTATTTTAGAGAAACAACTAAGAAATATTGGCAATGTACTAGAGAAATTTATCACAGTAAAGATTGCACAACCACAATATGATGCGTTACTATATCACTTTTTTTATGAAGGTGTTAATACCATAAAAGATAGTCCAATAACAACACTTATAAATGCAAAAGATTGGTATTCAATAACAGACGAAATTCAAAGCAACGTAAAGAAGAATGGCAAGGTTGATGACATTCTTGCTCAACGTAAAATAAAAACTGCTCAGATGTTTAGTTTCGTACCTGGTGTCTAACGCTTATCTATAACTTTATCTGCTAGTCCAAATGCAACTGTCTCTTCCGCTGACATAAAATTATCACGTTCCATTGCTTCTGTTAATTCTTCGAATGTCTTTTCAGCAGTATTATGTGTTACATAAATTCCAGTTAATCTCTCTTTCATCTTCATGATTTCATCTACTTGAATCTTCATGTCAGTTGCCTGACCACCAGCACCACCTGATGGTTGATGAATCATTGTACGTGCGTTAGGCAATATATATCTTTTACCTTCAGCGCCTGCTTGTGCTAGTAGTGAACCCATAGAACATGCTTGCCCCATTACTGTTGTTGCTACTGGAGAAGTAATAAACTGCATAGTATCATATATTGCCATGCCAGAGGTAACCGCACCACCAGGAGAATTGATATAAAAATGTATATCTTTGTCTGAATTCTCTGCTTCTAAGAACAACAACTGGGCACAAATCAAGTCTGCCTGGTAATCATTCACTTCGCTAGTTAGAAATATAACTCTTTCTTTTAATAAACGAGAGAAAATGTCGTAACTACGTTCTCCATTTGCTGATTGGTCAACGACCATTGGTACTAGATTTGGCATGAATTGTTATCCTTTGATATAATTATAGTATTATTTAGTACTATAATAACAGAATTGCATCCATTTGTCAATCTAAAACTACGAATATTATGTAGAGATAAATACATGTAACATAAACTACAGAGAAAATAATAGATATGCCAACATTCGCAGGTTTCAGTACTAAAAATATAAATGCAATAAATCACGAGTTAACAGATAAAGACTTGGTGATTGAAGACCTAATGAATCATATCATGACGCATAAGGGCGAACGGGTTATGTTGCCTAATTATGGGTCAATTATTCATTTAATGAAATTTGAGCCTCTGACTGAAGAAACAAAACAATTAATTAAAGAAGACTTAACCAGTATTGTAAATGATGACCCGAGAGTTAACTATATAAGTTGTACAATCAGCGACTCGGACCACACAATAAACGCTACACTAAGGATTGAAATTCTACCAACAAATGAAAATGTAGAGTTAAAGATAGACTTAGATAGAGAATAATAGAGAGACCATTATGAGCCAAGAACGTACAGATAATCTATTCGCAAGTGAAAGTTGGACAGCAGTATATACTGCGTTTTCCAATGTTAGCCTTAAAGCATATGATTTTGACACAATTAGAACTGCACTGTTAGATTATACAGCAGAGACTTATCCTGCGAAGTTTAATGACTTCGTAGCAAGTTCTGAATTTATTGCAGTCTTAGATTTGGTCGCATACATGGGACACAGTTTAGCATTCAGATTGGATATGAATACACGTGAGAATTTCATGGATACTGCTGAACGCAGAACTAGTATTCTTAAAATGGCAAAATCACTTGGATATAATAAAACTAGACCAATTAACGCAAAAGGATATATGAAGGTTTCTAGTATTACAACATCTGAAAGTGTCTTAGATAACGAAGGCGTATCTCTCGCAGGTAAACTTATAAACTGGAACGACAGCAATAATGCTGATTGGTATGAGAACTTTATCAGTGTTCTAAATTCTTCATTCGCTGGAAATACAAAAATTCAAAATCCAGCATCTACGATGACAGTTGATGATGTAGATTACTCTTTATATGAAATAAATGAAGAAACAAATTCAAAGAACATAAATTACGCATTTACCAGTTCAGTTGCAGGCGCTAGTAGAAATTTTGAGGCTGTTCGTGTTGTGTTAAACACGGAACTATCCACAATTTCTGAAGATGAACCAAATATTTTAAAAAAGTTTACACTTATAAACAGAAATGACAATTTAGGCTCTGCTAGTGATAGAACAGGATTCTTTGTGTATACAGTTGCAGGTCAATTGAATTACGAAGATAATACTTATAGAACAGTAATTTCAAATAGAAAACAAAAAATAGACGCAATAGACGTATCAAACAGTGATGTTTGGGTTACGAAAATAGACTCAAGTAATGCATATGTTTCAAGTGTAACGAAAGTTGATAATGAAACACGTGAAACTGCAATTTATAATGCTTTACGAACTGGTTCAGGTGATTTAGTAAGTATCAATTCAAGTGATAACAACTCAATCGAATTAAATTATCCAGATGGCGTATTTGGTAATGCCGCAACGGGCGGATATAGAACATGGTTTAGAACAGTAGATAACGATAACTTTTCAGTAGAAGCAAAGGATATCAATGACGTAAGTATATCAATTCCATACGTAGGTAAAGACAGCAGAACATATAGCATAACATTCACACTAACAAGTACTAAAGACTTCACTGAGAACTACTCTGGCGAAACATTCGCAAGTGTTCGTAGAATTGCACCTAGAAGTTATTACTCACAAGACAGAATGGTAAACGCTCAGGATTATAATGTATATCCATTAAGTCTCGGCAGCAACGTAGTTAGAAAAGTAAAATCAGTAAACACATCATTTGCTGGTAAATCTCGTTACTTTGAGACAGACGATGTAGTGGGTCATCACTCAAATTTAAGTGTGACAGGGTCAGATGGAAGTTTATTCGTTGAAGATGAAGTATTAAAAGTTCCTTTAAGTTATAACAAAGAACAAGGTAAAAGTGATAACTTTATAAGAAATGAACTTACAAAAGCAATCAAACATCCAAGTCTTTTAAATCAATTTTACTACAAGTATCATAGTGCGGTTGGTATCAATATAGCAGTAGCAAAATCATTTATAGTATCAACAAGCAATTCAATGGTAGTAAATGCTACAATAGATGCTAAAGTATTTGAAGGCGATATCTTTGAACTGAATGTTGGTGAAATAACCACATATGCAAAGATTGGCGCAGTAGGTTCGGTACTTAGTGACAGTACAACAAACTATACACTAGATAAATCAATCCCAGCAAATGGAACTATTGTAAAGATTATAAGAGGTGTAAGAACAAAATTCACAGACGCTGAAGTCAAGGCTATTAAGGTTAAAGTAGATAGTGTGTCAGAAGCAACATTTACATTGAAGTATGGATTAGTAGCCGGCTTGGCACAAGAATGGGAATGGCAAATTCACACTGGTTCTACTCCTTCAGAAATACATGTAGTGTTTAACTACACTTCTGGAATTAGGGATAATGAATCAGAATACATAGCACAGTTTACTGGTAAAAAGGTTGCATTTGAAAGTAGAGACGAAGTTAAGTTTTTCTATGGCAACAATACTAGTGTAGTTGATAATGAAACAAATCTATCTCAAAGAGATACTATATTTTTAAACTACTTAGCAGGACAAACTAATAGTAATTACTCATCAAGTACTACTACTCCAACAGTAGTCGTGGGACAAGCACCAGTAACTAGTTCTGTGGTCTACAATGGAACAGGCGCAGAATTTAAAGCAATATACCAACACACCGGTGCGAGAGAGACGTACGCCTTTATTGAAACAAATGGCGCAGTAACTAGTCCAGCATATTCACATGCTCTTGTATCACCAGATGGCATAGAATATCCATTATTGCCAGCACAAATATATTCACCAACATCAACTGCTGGTAAAGTTATAGGTAACGCAACAGACTTAGCCGACGGTGATGGAATTGATACTCTTACTCTAAGGATTGATGACTTATCTACTGTAACATCTTTAAGTTCAACAATAGGACTAGACAGTGCGGTAACAGCATCAACAGACACAAATCTTTCAAGTACAAATATTACTATCAACTACTCTGGCGCTGAAGACCATTCTAATGCAGACAGTAGTTTTGCAACAATTAGTACAGCAGATTTGAATACTTTTGGGTTCAAAGGAAAGCCATCAACAACTTATTTCAGTAATGCTGGTAGTAAATTTTCGTTTATTGACACGACTGATAATGTTGAACAAAGTGGAACAGGCATAGTAACAACGTATGATGCTGGAACTACAGAGTATACATTTACTTTACCATTCCAACATGCAGACACCGATGCTAACAGTCCCGGCAATCAGAACCAATTAAACATCAACACACTAGACCAAGATATCAAGTTCAAACAATATCCATATGGACAATTTAATATAGTAAGTGCAACAGCACTCACAACTAGTAATGTTCTTCTTAGAACAGCAACTGGGTCTTTTATTGATGCAACCCATACTACAGTTACACTTGTCTCTGGTACAACATACAAAATTGTTTTCTGGACATATGCTGTTGCAGTAAATGACCTTATTGATGTCTTTATTGGCGCACCAGCAGGATTATCAGATATCGCTAACTTCTCAGTAAGAGTAACAGCGGCATTCCAACTAGCAACATTGGCCACAACAACAGACGTGACATATAAAACATTAGCGGCACACGTGTATGATGATTATTACACTACCGCAGGTTATAAAGATAATACAAAAGTTAAGTTATTCTCAGGAAACACAAACGGTAATCCATACGAAGTCTTTACTATCACTTCTGGAAATAAAATGGCAACAGAATCATATACTGTGGGAACAGTAAATTACGATAGAGCATCAAAGTATGCGTATGCGGCGGCAGAAGCCAGTACTGACACTCCAGATAGTTCAGTTCCTTTAACTGCTGTGTTGTGGTATAACACATCAAACACTACTTGGTATAAACGAATCGGCGGCATT